ACGTACTGAAGACGTTTTCCATCGCTATCAATACCCGTAAATAAAGTTTGGCTAGACGTAGCTGAAAAAGAAAAAGTTTCCGTACCAGCCACTGTATCGAAAGCACTGCTAAGTTGCCGAAGAGAAATATACTCTTTAAGATCGCTTGGAACATTAAAAGTATTGCCATCATTATCTGCTTCAAAGCTGTAAACTTTTTCCATACCTTGAAGTCGAAGTTCGCGATAAGCAGTTTCCGATGCGTAACCAAGGGAATCCTTGATAATAGAATCAGGAAGCGACTCCGAGTCCCTATTGGACCAATCTCGCACTTTCGTTACAAGCGCATCATAAAGAGGTGTAGACATAAGAGCCTCCTAAGTACTCACAATTAAATCTGGGTATTCTGCCATAATAACTCGTTTAAGTTTTTGGACTTCTTCCTTTGTTTTCATAAACTCCGGATGATGAATATCAAGACCATGATTTTGTAAAATTTCAATAGCAATCACATCGGGTATTGTAGCAAATTTCCGATAATGACCTTTTCTAGCTTGAGGAGAAGCTGCTAACTGCTCACGTTCAAGCTTAACTTGTTTGAGAAAGGGGTCAAGGTCCTGCGTAACACGCCAGTCTGCCTTGACTCCTTTATCATAATAAACTTCGCCCCGTAAGGTAGAATCGTTAATATCGATTCCAGGGGTAATATCCCATTTCTTCATTGTCCTCTCCTTAGAGAATTAAGATGAAAGAAGTTCATCAAATGTTTTATTTCGACCAAGATGACCTACCTTAATTTGCAGGCCAGCGTCATCGATAGTAGCTGCGCCAACTACGGCGGCAGTAATCGTTGTATCATCGTCACCAGTAACTACGTAAGCACTATCATTTAATTGGTAGTAACGAGTAGTATTAGCTGCGACACCATCAAGCGCACCGCCTGTTGGGTTTGTAATCTTAAGAACTAAAGACATTATATTCTCCTAGAATAAAGGGGTAGATCCCGAAGGACCTCCCCACAAAACTTACTTGAGGCCGTAGATAGCGCCTGAAGCTTTCGGGTTTTTACACTCGAGGGTAGTCTCTTCAACGAGCATACCAACGGTGCTATCACCTTTCTGACCTACGTCTACTTCGCTCATTGGACGCAGAGTCGCAATGGCCCAGTAGCTTGGGTCGTAGATGAACGCAAATGCGTTACCGAATGATGTGTTTGCACCAGTAGCAGCGTAGTCGCTAGGTACATTCAAGCCCATGATGTAGTTTGGAACGATAGCGAGATCGCCAAAATCACTCATGTACACGTCGATTGATTGACGCAGAGCACCAGTTTCGTCAACGTTACGGCGAGTATTCACACCTGAGGCGTGGGCCAACGCAGAAATGTCGCGACGAATTTTTGGTGAAGTCATCAGAGTAGTAGCGTTACCGCCTTCTTCGTAGATGCCTTGCATTACTGTGTCGATATCGGCAAGGGTAATGGCGTCGTAGCCATCAGCAGAACCTGCAGTGATACCTGTTGAACCTTCGCCTTGAGCAGAAGCTGCAGGAGAAGCACAATCGATAGTTGAAGAACCATCATCTTTATAGACAACAGTGTCGTCATTGTTTACCCATGAGGTATAACCACCCATCGTACGGGCACCTGAGCCAGAGGCTACTTGGTTGCTATTTACGATGTCGGCTTCTACGTCACGACGCAGTTCTGTACCGCGCTTTTTCAGCTGGTAAGCATACTCATCAGCAACACCAGCTTGGTCTACGGCACGTTTCGTACCTGAGACGGCGATGGTTTTACCGTTGATTTGTGTAAAGTTACCAAGACGAGTCCGGTTAGGGCCTGTCTTATAAGCTTCCGCACCTGAAGTACCATCAGCATTTGAGCCTGAGGCATCTGGAGTACCGTAATCAGCACCTTCTACGAGGCGGCTGTTACCTGGGGCTTCCAGGGTGTCGGTTTGCCATTCGTGGTATACGGCAGTCGCTTTGGACTTACCGATAGACGAAGTGAATGGGGTCTCGTCACGTGTGATCATGCTAATGAAATTAGCCAGATCTTCACGCTCAGATACGCTTGAACTGCTTGAGCCTGAGGCTACGTTGGCAGTCGAGCGAGTTGCATATGGATTAGTTGCCATTTTAAATCACCTGATTTTTATTGGTTTAGAGATTTTGAGGCGTAGTTACGGAGGAAAGCCATTTGTTCGTCTTGTGATGCACCCTCTCGGAATGCACGAGCTTTAGTCATCTTATCAGCGTCTTGTCTTTTTTGCTGGGCTGGTTTAGCCTTCTTAACGGGCGCCTTCTTTACAGAAGCTTTAGCTCTTTTCTTAGCACCAGTCTTAACACCGTTCTTTAATTTACGGTAATCATCTAGCGCCTTCACAATAGATACATCGGCTACAGTCATCATGAATTCTTCAGATAGCCCAAGTTCACCACCAAATTCCCGAAGTTCGCCAGCATACTTTTCATCGTATCCAGGGATTACTTCTTCAATTTCGTTGAAAAACTTTTCTACCTTCTGATTCCATTCTTGCGCTTCAGCTTCTTGTTTCTGCTGGAGCGACTGATTAACAACTGCTTCACGGTTATTACGAGCTTCCCAATATGCCTGTTGTGCTTGTTCGCGCTTATCTTTAAGTTCGGCTAAGTCGTAGGTATTACCTTCTTCCCTAGCCTGCTTAATAGCAGCGTCAACAGTGTGATACTGTTGAGCAAGTTCTTGTTCATTAGCAGACAATATATTATTAACAGCTTCAGTCAAACCCATAAGCTGACCTAACTGTTGTTCTCGTTCGGCTTCAATTTCCTTCCGTGCTTCACCTAGTTCGCGACCCTTCTTTGAAAGATGTTGTTCCGTAGCGTATCCTTTGCGAAGTTCGGCAAGTGATACGAGGGATTGTTCACCATCAATGGTTACGGGAACATGAATGTCCCAATCAATTTCTTCTTCTTCGTAGGCAGTAACTTCGTCGGTAGCGTCTTCTTCAGAGGCATCTTCGTCATCACTTTCTTCTTCAGATTCTTCATCAATCTCTTCTTCAACATCATTCTCTGACTCGTCTTCATCCATTGGGTCTTCTGAATCGGACTCGTCAGGATCGACTTCATACTCCATCTCATCGTCGGGTAGAGATTCCATGCTAGGTACATCATCCTCATCGAGGAATTCGGTACTAGAAAGAATGTCAGCCAAGATTTCATCTTCAGTGCGATCGGTATTAACATCAGTAGAAATGGCATCCTCATCGAGGGTAGCGACTTCGTTTACTTCAGTATCATCCATTATTTCTTATCTCCTTTAGCTTTCGTAGGTGCTTTTGTGGGTACAGCTACTTCTGCTTTAATATAATCTCGAATATTAATCATGTTGCTCAAAGTATTCACGGTATCTAAAATACGTACCGGATGTTGTGCAATCATTTTAATATCACGTTCGATTGCAGCTTCTAAGGCTGCGACTGCTTTTTGTTTATACTCAGTCATTAGTTGTCCTCTGTAATGTGTGGAATGTTCTTCCCATAAGTTTCAATAGCGATTAATCGTTCTTTAACAGAACCTAATCCCATAGCTGTGCTATATAAAAATTCACGGCTCTTAGATTCGTGTGGATCTGTTTGAAGCCACTCTACAAAAAGGTCTACTAAGACTTCTCCGTAGGCTTCATTAAAAAATGATTCCCGCTCCCGCGAAGAAAACTCTGCGCGTACCAGAGCTTCTTTCGCGAGTTGATCAGGATGAACTTTTCCAGTCAGCTTCTTCTCAGCTGTCTTTTTATACTTGTCCATTTATATTTGTCCTTGTTCCATCATTGCTTGCATCATTGCAGCTTCCTCATCTTCAGGGGTAGCGGCTGATGCAGGTGAGACAGGTAAGTTATTAGACATTGCCTGAATACCTGACATAGCGAGTTGGAATAACTCTTCGAAGTCAGGGCGTGGAGGCAATGATAGTCCGTCTTTAGCAGCTTCCAAAGCAAGTTTGGACCATTCTTGATTTGATTTATCAAGAGCAACTGCTAGTTGTTTAGTATTGTCTTGTAAAGAATTATCCGCTTGAACTTGTGTATAACGAACATTAGCTTCATTCAAAGTTACTTGACCTTGTTGTGCAGCTTGTTTGAGTTGTTTTTCTAGTTCAACCTCTTGCTGTTGTTTAGCCATAGCTTGCTGAGCTTCTTTTTGGAATTGCGGGTCTTCATAATCTTTCAAATACTTATTAGGGTCGAGACCCATAGCTTGAATAGATTCATAAGCCAACGCTAACCCAGCTTCAGGTTTAACAGCCATTCCTTGTCCAGCCGCTTGTAGTGCAGGGAGAACTTGTTGTCCAATATTCATAACTTTTCTCATACGAGATTCGTTACTATTTTCGCCAACATTAATATTTACTTGTACATCCATAGTTTCAGGAAGCTTAGAAACGTCTACTGACTTATAAGCGCCTTCGCTGTATGGGGTTGTGTACAAAGTTTCTTTCATGTTTTGACGCATAATATGGTAAATACCAAGTATGCAACGCTTAAACCCAGTCTCAGCAAATCGGCGTACAATGTGTTGAATACGTTTTTGAGCTGCACTTTGTACTTGAGAAACTTTTTGTTCGCTATTTCCAGAAACGTAAAGTGCATCGTTCAACCCCTGGGCAGCCTTGGACATGCCAGTAGCTTGCTCTTTATGTAATTGTAAAAATTCTAAGAGTG